CACACCAGGCACTATCTACGTCGATGGTTGGTTTCAGCGCTGTTTTGTCGTGGCTTCTGATGTCGACGGCATCGGTAGTAATTTCTTCGCGACGAAGCTAACAATGATTCTGCTTGACGGTGTATGGCTCAGGGGTACGACGACGGCGTTCGTGCCAGTGCGTGCCTCGGATGATTACGAATTCCTCGACTTGCCGCACGATTTGCCGTACGACCTCGGCGTGACAGCGCCGCGACAATATGCGATCAATCCGGGGTATTCAAACAGCCCCGCGAAGCTCATCGTGTATGGGCCGGCGGTCAACCCTTCCGTACGTCTGGCCGGTAACCTGTACCAGGTTGACGTGACGGTGCCAGATGGCGGCTACATGGACATAGACCCGTTGCGCCGAACAGTCACCGTGGTCGCCGCTGATGGCACCACGATGGATGCTTTCAGCAAGGCGCATCGAGGCAGCGGTGCGGGGTCTGGTGAGTATATCTTCGAGCGCGTGCCGGCAGGTACATCTGAAATCTCGTGGGACAACTCTTTCGGATTCGATCTCACCTTGTACGAAGAGGAGGGCGAGCCCGCATGGTCTTAGTAGTAAATGACACGGCCATAGGTGACATCCGTGAAATCGAGGACTTCGAGCTCGACATTGCATTCGGCAGCGATGAGAATGCACTGAAACTCGAGGTGCGCGCCGATGAGGCGCCTGCCGAGGGTCAACTCGTATTCATCGACGGTACGGAGTACGGTGGTGTCATCGACCAAGTGAGCTACGATGCTGGCAGGGAGGCTACGGTGTCAATCCTGTGCAAGGGCCGTACCTGGCACGGCATCTTGGCGGGTAAGCGTCTGCTCCCTGATTTTGGTAGTGACTACCTTTCTGTGCGTGGAAAGGCTGGTGTGGTACTCGCGTCTCTCATCGAGCGTATGGGACTGTCGGGGCTGTTTTCGGCAGCTTCTGATGATAGCACAATTAGCTACACCTTTGACCGTTTCACCGATGGTTACAATGGCTTGAAGGCCCTGGCGGAGGCGAATGGCCGCAAGGTATCGATGCGTCGCCTCAGCGGAAAGGTCGAGCTTTCATTACCGCCAGTCGTCGACTATGCGGACAAAGTTGACTCAGATCTACTTGATTTCACGCTCACCACTGTCCATCGCTGTGTCAACCACCTGGTTTGTGCCGGCACTGGTGAGCTTGAGAACCGTACTGTTGTCCATTTCTATGCGGATGCGACTGGTAACATCAGCCACACACAGAGTTTTTTCGGAGTCGACGAGATATGCGCACTCTACGACTACCGTAATGCCGACGAGGCGAAACTCGAAGAAGAGGGTAAGAAGAAGCTCAAGGAATACCAGACTCGCGGCAGTGTCGAGGTCGACGCGCATGAGGACATCGACGTCGATGTCGGTGACATCATATCGGCGCGTGATAACGTGCACGGTAGGATCGTTAGTGCTGCCGTGGTGAAGAAGATCGTACAGGTTTCGCGCGGTGTGGCGACATACAAGTATGAGGTCGGCAACGAGACCACGACAAAGAACTCGTCCAGCGTGATCGCCGATGTAGGTGGCGGGCACACGTACCTTGCTGGAAAGGGCCTGAAGCTCGAGAACTACACATTCAGTGCAGAGGTCGACGCGGAATCGCTCAAGGCCGTTGAGGCCAAGGCCGACAAGGCCGTAACGGACGCCTCGGAGTCGCTCCAGACGTGGGCGCAGGCTGATATCGCCATGGGAGAAGTGTCAACGCTCGTGGAAGGCTCTAAGGCCACCGCGTCGCTATCTGGCGAGGGGCTCGTCAAGACGCTCTCGCTCGGTATCCCACGTGGCGCCACTGGTATCCAAGGCCCTAAGGGCGAGAAGGGCGCAACTGGCGAGCGCGGTCCACAAGGCCCACAGGGTACGAAAGGCGAGACGGGGCAGCAAGGCGAGACAGGACCGCAGGGCCCAAAGGGAGCAACTGGCCCACAAGGCCCCAAAGGCGAGACCGGTGAGCAAGGCCCGCAGGGCGTGCAGGGAAAGCAAGGCCCACAGGGTATCCAAGGCGAGACCGGCCCGCGTGGTCTGCAAGGCCCGCAGGGCATCCAAGGCCCTAAGGGCGAGACGGGCGATGGTTTCTCCATCTCGAAGGTATACGCCAGCTACGGCGCAATGCAGGCGGGATGGAAGACGGACGGTGTGAAGGTCGGCGGTTTCGTTGTGATCAGCTCGAATGTCGAGGACCCGCACAATGCTGAGCTGTACGTGAAGACGTCCAACGGCTATTCGCTCATAGCAGACATGAGTGGCGCGACCGGCGTAAAGGGCGCACAAGGCCCGACAGGTGCACAGGGCCCTATCGGCGCGACCGGCGTGAAGGGCGATACCGGCCCGCAAGGACCGAAAGGCGCCACTGGTGCCACCGGCCCGCAAGGACCAAAGGGAGACACAGGAGCTACTGGTGCGACCGGCGCGAAGGGTGCTACCGGTGCGACGGGCCCGCAGGGCGTCAAGGGCGAGCAAGGCGAACGAGGGCCTCAGGGCATCCAAGGGCCGAAGGGTGAGAAGGGCGACCGCGGCGACTCCGGCGTTACCGTCCCGCTGTCGGGGTTCTTCTCTCTTACGGTCGATTCCGATGGCAACCTCTGGTCGCACGTGGCAGACGGGGCGGCGGCACCGCCACTCTCATACGATTCAACCACTGGCGAGCTTTACTACGAGATAGGTGAGTGATCATGGCGAGATACCTTGTAGGTAACATCAAGGGCCCCAAGGGCGACACCGGTGCTACCGGGCCGCAGGGAGCCACGGGTGCGCGAGGTGCCACCGGCCCAACAGGCCCGCAAGGACCGAAAGGCGCCACTGGTGCCACCGGCCCGCAAGGACCGACGGGAAAGCAAGGGCCGACTGGTCCTACTGGCCCAGCTGGCTCGCAGGGGCCTCAGGGTATCCAGGGGCCGAAGGGCGCGACCGGCCCGCAGGGGCCGATGGGCCCGCAGGGGCCGAGCGGCGGCGTGATCAAGGACACGCGCAACGACAACCAGCCGCCGAGTTGGTACATGAAGAACCACCCGCACGAGACGGTGGTTGAGTTCAAGAATGCGAAAGCCATCGGGCTCTCGAGCGGCGAGATGTACGCCACCCTCGTCACCTTCGTACAATGGGGCGACGGCACTGGCGGGTACCCGAAGCAGGTCGCTATGAGCGGCACAGACATATGGTGGCGGCGCGGCGGGTCGGACTCTTCGTGGACGGCATGGCAGGACATCCTCGATACCCTCGACCATAACACGACGTGGCTCATGGCCCATCGTGTCGGCGAGTACTTGGAGACGGACGGCTCGTTTGACCCGAACAACATCGGCGGTACATGGGTGCGGGTACCGAGTATCGGGCCGCACACGTGGCTCAGGACTAAGTAAAGGAGAGAACATGGCAAAGACAGAGAATTTCACCCACTACACCTGCGATCGATGCGGCGCGGATGCGTACCTCCAGCAAGGTGCTGCGGCGGCGGGGGACTGGCGCGAGGTCGAGCGCTTCGACCAGTACGGCAGCAGGGCCACGCGCTTGCTGTGCAAGGGGTGCACGGACGAATACAAGAAGCTCGCCGCCAAGCACGATGGCGAGTTCCAGCAGTTCATGAGTAACGCGAAGGAGTAGCGACATGGCATTTGAAATCGTGGACGGCATGACGGGGACCAAGCACATCAGCTCGGACGACCTGTCGGCATTGAATATCGCTACCATCGGCAAGGCGGATTGCGTGCTTGAGTACGGCGACAATTTTAAGCTCACAATGGCGAGCGCGAACAACGCGACGCTCGGTACAGGCGTCGGCATGGTTGGCGGCAAGCGCTTTTGGAACCAGGCTGCGACCTCTTTGACCGTTCAGTCCGGCACACAGGGCCAGAAACGTAACGACTTGGTCGTTGCGCGCTACGCTAAGACCGGCGCCGGTATCGAGAGCATCACGCCCGTGGTCATCAAGGGCACGCCTAGCACGGGGACTGCTGCAGACCCCGCGACGACATCTAACGACCTCAAGCTCTGGCGCATCCCGCTGAATGGCATCAGTGTCAACACGCCTGTAGCACTCTTTGACCCAGTGGCCTCGCTCAAGTCCGTCGGTGAATCAGTATGTCAGGACACGTTCTATTGGCTTTATTCCGATAAGGACTACGGTGAAATAGTGTTCTACGCCAGAGGCGGCATAGCGACACTCACGGTCATTGACATCAACGGAATAGACCCTGGGACACCATGGAAGGTTCCGAATGTCATTCCGTACAAATTCCGACCGCAATTCAATTTTTATAGCACGCTCTCGCATAAACAGAACAATAACGTTGGACAGATATGGATCCCCGGCAAATATGCCGACGATGCGCATGTATACGTCTACGCAGGCGTATCCACTCATTCAAGGACAAATTCGCTCAACGGTAGTGCCACATGGATCTACGCCGAGCCGACTAATCGTGAGTCCAACGAGTAATCCATATCTACGATCGAGTCCAAGGTCTTTAACAACATGATCGTTGAGGGCTTCGCACAGGGGCAGCACAGTCATCGTTTTCGTTTAAGAGGTATTTGATGTTTAACTATATAACCACAACTGTCGTAACCACGATCATGGGTACGATAATCGGTTGGTTGTTAAATGCGATCAAAACCAGCACTAGGCAATTGTATAACATGTCACGTCGTGAACACGAAGAACGCGTACAAAATCGCGCTATGCTCGGTGAGCTACTGTTTTACCGGCTCGAAGATCTACACCGACGATTTGTCATAGAAGGCCATCCATGCTCGGCTGCTGAAAAACAGCAAGTAGATGATGTGTATCATCATTATCATGATGAATTGGGGCTAAACGGACCCGGTACACATATGTATAATGAAATCATGGAAGCACACCAAGATTAAAGGGGAAATTATGCAGTACATCATCCCGGACAAGGTATATAACATCCTCAAGTGGGTCGGCCTCGTCGCACTCCCGGCGATCGCGACGTTCGTCGGCACTGTCGGCACAGCGGTCGAGTGGGCGCCGACCACAATCGCTGTGACTGTGATCACCGCCGCCGGCACCCTCGTCGGTGCACTCCTTGGGGTGACGACTGTGACGGCAAAACCGACAGAGATCGAAGGTAAGTAATATGTCCCTTAAGTTCATAGACATCTCCAACTGGCAAGCAGGTTTCCCCGTCAGCACCGCCGGTATCGATGCCGTCATCGTGAAGGCGACCGAGGGAGTCGATTTCACCGACAGGTGTTGCGATGGTTTCGTGCAGCAGGCGATCGCACGCGGTCTGCCTTGGGGGTTCTACCATTACGCACGCGATAACGACGCCACAGCAGAAGCCGATTATTTTATCAGCCAGACTGAAAACTATTTCACGGCTGGTATCCCAGTTCTCGACTGGGAAGGCGTCTACGACGAACGCGGCAACTTGATCTTCGATCAACCGGTCGAATGGGTCAACACCTTCGTTCGTCGTGTGCATGAAAAGACAGGTGTATGGCCGTGGATCTACGCGAACCCATGGCGTTTCAACCAAGGCGGCGTCGAACCGAATTGCGGCCGTTGGGTCGCAGGCTACCTGGCCGGCGACATCACCGACATCAATTACGGTATGGTAAACAACTTGCCGGCGTCTTATGATGTCGGGTCGGTCTGTGCATGGCAGTTCAGTTCGTCCGTCCGTATCCCCGGTTACAACGGCAATGTCGACGGTGACGTGTTCTATGGCGACGTGGTTGCATGGGGTAAATACGCTAACCCTAATGGCGCCACTGTCCCGCTGCCGGCGCCGCAACCGTCCACACCGCAGGGCTCGACGCTCGAGCTGGCTTGCCGTGTGATGCGCGGTGAGTACGGCAACGGTGATGCGCGTAAATCTGCACTCGGCGCCCGCTACAATGAGGTGCAGGGTTTCATCGACCATATCGCCTCTGCGAGCGCATCGGCCCTCGCAGAGGAAGTCAAGGCCGGCAAGTACGGCAACGGTGACGTTCGCAAGCAGGCACTTGGCTCCCGCTACAATGAGGTGCAAGCAGCCGTTAACGGCGGTAATGCGTCTGCCGGACGCACATATACTGTCAAGGCTGGCGACACCCTGTCTGGTATCGCTGCCAAGTATGGCACGTCGTACCAGGTGTTGGCACAGATCAACGGTATCGCAAACCCGAATGTGATCTACGCCGGCCAGACAATTAAGCTACCGTAATACCCGGGGCGGCATTGTGCCGCCCCGTATTTGTAAGGAGGAAACCATGAATCAATTCCAACCGATGGCGTCTGCATATATGCCCGTACAGCAGCCGTACCAACCCTACCAACCGCAATACCAGCAAATGCCCGCACGCATGGTGCCGCAGATCTCTGGGCGCGTCGTCAACTCGCTTGACGACATCACGGTGCAGGAGGTGCCGACCGACGGCACCATGGCGTTGTTCCCAGCTGCCGACGGTAAATGCATCTACAGTAAGCGTTGGACGCCTGACGGCAACATCTCGACGATGCGTTTCGTGCCGGAAGCACCTGAGGCCCAGCCTAAGCAGCCGAGCCAACTTGACATCATCGACAACCGTATTTCCGAACTGTTTGATGCGGTCGAGCGGATCGAAGATCGGTTACCGTACGACGTCGAGACGAAACGTGCTACCACGACGCGTAGGAAGGCGGTGAAGGCAAATGCCGCAGAATAACCTCATGGGCTTCGCTCTCGATATGATCCAGCATAACCCGGCATTGCAGAACAACCCCAACGCACGTGAGATGATCGACGTCATTAAGAGTGGTGACGCCAACCGTGGCCAACAGATCGCGCGTAACCTATGCAATACGTACGGCGTGAAGCCTGAAGACGCGATCGCGCAGGCGAAATCGTTTTTCCATATGTAGCCGACTCCGCAGAGAAGCGCGCAACCTAGGTCTCTGTGTCGGGAATATATACATTTAGTAGAAAGGTTAGAACAATGTTCAACAATTCTGCACTGAGTGCCGCGGACGTCGCTGCCGTGACCGACGGCAATCGCAATTCCGGCTGGGGAGGCGATGGCGGCTCCTCGCTATAACCGCTGCGGCGCATACGGCGACGGTTTTTCGGGTTGGCGGGGAAATTGCCGTACTGGTTGCGGTAGCCCATACGGCCTTCGCCATCGCCGTCACCATTGCCATCCATCATATACGGCTCATGGTAGCCTTGGCGCCCACCGGTGTTACCACCTTGGCCGTCATAGCCATAACGCTGGCCGTTTTCCATAGCGTCGATGACGCTGTCGTAATACTCTGCCTCAAGGCAAGACTTCTCTGCCTCCGACAGGTCTTTAATCATGTCGATGATCTGGCCCATCTGCTCGATTGAACCGCCGTCCATGTTCTGCAGACGGCTCTGTGCCTCTTCGATGAGCTTGTCCTTCATACGCTTGATGCGCTGCATGTTAGCCTCCTTATGCCTCACGCTTGACCACGAGGGCGGGGTTTGCCGCCAACTCGATAGCCGTCGACCCGGTATTGACGACAGTCACCGTCGACCCGCCGAAACGGTTGCAGAACTTCGTCGACGCATGTACGTTGTGCACATCGGTCGCGAGCGTGACGGTCTCGGTCATTGTGGTCTCGGGCAACGTGTCGCCGTCTACGGCGATCGCCAAATTAGCCTGTGTGCCGGCCGCACCGCCGACATTGCCGGTGAAATCGAATGCATACAGCCCCGCGCGAAGGCGCACGGACCCAGAACCCGTGCGGTGGAATTCGCCGCACCCGGTATGGAGTTTCACGACATCGAATGTCGCCGCTGCACCGGGTTGAATCGTCTGGGCTGTCGTATTTGACAGAACGATCATGTGCGTTCTCCTTTCATATAGGCCCGCCCGAGATACGGGCGGGCCATGTCAATGCTTAATTGCAGCCGCAACCATAACCGGCGCAGGAGCCATAAGGCTGGCCTGCCCACGGGTTTGCCGTGATATAGGCCGGCGACGGGCACGGGCGGAGCGTGTCGGTGAGGTACTGGTTCTGGGCGACCTGCGAGGCCTGGAACTTGAGGCTCTGGTTCTCATCGCGGAGGCGCTGGGTCTCCTGGTTCGTGAGGTAATCGACGATGCGGTCGCCGACCTTGTCGATGGCCTGCATCGTGGCGCAATGGTTCTGCTGGTTCTCGAAACGAGTCTGCATAGCCTGCTTCTGGTTATCGCAACAGCAAGACGCGACCTGCTGCTGGATGGCGTTCGTGTTCATGACGCCCTGGGTCGTGTTCGCCTGGATCGCGGCCTGCGTGTCACAGCAGCACTGTGCGAGCTGCGCTTGGAGGGCCTGCGTGCCGAGGCGGGACTCGTAGCCCTGCGACACGACTGCCTGGTTGACGCCGTTGAAACCCTGGCAAAGTGCGTTCTGGACAGCGGCGAAACCGGTATTCATGCCGTTCGCGGTCGCATAGAAACCGTCGCACAGGCCATTGTTGACGCCGTCCATCTTGCGCTCGAGCGACGCGAAGTCGGTCGCGAGGGCAAAGCCGTTCGGGACGCCTCCGTTGAACGTACAGCCGCTATCACCATAACCGCCATTGCCGAAGCCGCGGTTACCGCCCCAACCGAACAGGGCGAACAGGATGATGAGGACCCACCAGCCCATCGACAACATCCGCCAGATGATGGAAGATGCAGACCCCGAGCGCAAGCGCCAGCTCAAGCGTGATCTCGAAGACCTAATGTCGGAGATGTAGCATGAGGCCGTTCGTTTTGAACGGCGACGTATGGAGGCCGGTCCTGGTCGATCGCGACGACTCACGGTTAATCGACCGGACCGGCACTTCCAGACTGGCAACGACCGACCCATCGACAATGTGCGTATACTTGTCGAACGGGCTCCGCGGCCTCGACCTCGAAGTCGTGTTGACACATGAAGTCGGGCATTGTGCGATGTACAGCTATGGGCTTCTCGATTCGCTCCATGCAATCATCCCCGAAGACACATGGGTCGACGTCGAGGAATGGGTATGCAATTACCTTGCGAACCGTGGGCGTGAGATCATCCACGCGGCCAACACGGCGCTCGGCAGCAACGTGCCTGTCATTAAATGAAGGAGGCGGCAATGATCGACATAGCAGTCGTCGAAGACGAGATCGCCGCGCTCGAGGCGGAAACAGAGACGACATATGATATATGTGAACGGTTGGCGTGCCTGTACACGGTGCGCGACCATCTGAAGGCCAAACAACACGACGAGTCGAAATCGTCTGAATTCCTCACGGCTGCTGTCGGTGTCCCCACGCCTGATCTCATGGCGGTCATCGACCAGCATATGGAGGCGATTAAAGTCGTGTACCCGTCGGAGTACAACGCCATCGTCGCCAAGATTCGCAGCCTGCATGAGGCAACGTAATCATTACCTGTCAAACAGTGTCAAACACCTGTCACACTCTGAAAAGGGCCAGTGTGACAGGTGTTTGCATTTCTACGTCGCGTTTCTCATCACCTGTCAAGCTGTCAAACAACAAGGGGCCCCTATATTAGATATTTTTTATCTATATATCTAATAAGTCTATATAGATATAAAAGTCAAATTATCTAAGGATAGGGGAGAAAACTGTGTGACAGTGTGACAGGCGGCGAGAAATGCGATGTAGTGATGCGACTTGCTGTCAAACATGCCCAAAATCAGCCGTTTGACAGGTGTTTGACAGTGTGACAGGTGTTTCGAAAAAGTTATAAATACTCAGATAAATCGAAAGAGAATGTAGTATAATGAGGTTCGCCGATCGAAGGAGGTGAAAGATGAAAAGCCTATATGAAACAATCCGCGAGTTCGGCGATACCCAAAGCGAGCTTGCACGAATGCTCGGCATCACCGAATCCACGTTGTCGTGGAAGATCAACGGCAAAGCCGAGTTCAAGCAGTCGGAGATCAAGGCTATCGCCGACCGGTACGACTTGACGGGCGAGGAAATCGAGTCGATGTTTTTCGCCTAATGGGCCTGTTCGCTTACCAGCAGGCGGCACTCGACCGTGTCCGCGGCAAACGTAATTGCGCGTTCTACCACGACATGGGCCTCGGCAAGACGTTTACCGGTGCCGAGAAGTTGATGTCGGACAAGTGCTGGCATTTGGCTCTGGTCGTATGCCAGAAGTCGAAAGTGGCCGATTGGGTCGACCATTTTGCGAGTCATTACGACATCGACGTCGTCAATTTGACAAAGCCGCATGCCATGGAAGGTTTTGAACGACGTATCGGTGACTCATGCACACGGGATGCAGTCGGTGTGATCAATTACGACCTATTGTGGAGGCGCCCTGAGCTTCAGAGCATGAAGTACTTTGCATTGATGTTTGACGAGTCATCGCTATTGCAGAACAAGTCGTCGAAACGCACCAAGGCCGCAATGAAGCTGGCCGCCAGGGCGAACGAGCTCATCTTGCTGTCGGGCACACCAGTCGATGGTAAATACGAACGACTGTGGACACAGCTGAACATGCTTGGCTGGCGCATCGACGAAAAGCTGTTTTGGCGGCAATACGTCGAATCGGAGACGACGATGCGTGAGGGTTTCCCGATTACGAAGGTGACGGGTTACAAGAACGAGGAGAGGCTGGTGCGCAAGATGAAGGAGCTTGGTTGTGATTTCCTCAAGACCGACGACGTCATCGACCTGCCTGATCAGCGTTTCATCCGTATCGACGTGCCGATGAGCGAGTATTACCGCAAGTTCGCCAAGACGAATGTCATCATGGCTTTCGGCCGCGATTTCGTCGGCGACACGGTGTTCGGCGACCTCACTGCAAAGCGTCAATTGGCTGCTGCGTATTCTCGTGCCAAACTCGAGGCGTTCGGCGATTTGCTGGACGGCACGAGTAAACGGCTCGTCGTGTTCTACAATTTCGACGTCGAGCTCGAAGGGCTCACGGCGGAGTTAGAGAAGCGGTACAGGTCGTATGGCGTGCTCAACGGCAAGGCACACGATTTGTCGCCGTTTTTCGATACCGACGACGGTGTCGCACTCATCCAGTACCAATCTGGTGCCATGGGCGTGAACCTGCAGCAAGCCGACATGTGCGTCTATTTCTCGCCGCCTCTGGCGTCGTCGCTTTTCGAGCAGTCGAAGAAACGTATCCACCGCGTCGGCCAAGACAAGCCATGCACCTATTACGAGCTGGTATCAAAAGGCACTGTCGAAGAGAAGATCTACGATACCTTAGCGATGCGGCGTGACTACACCGAGAAGCTGTTCGAAATGGGAGGTGACTAGTTGGCAGGGGAAAAGAACTTCGAAAACCGTTTGAAACTGTGGCTCGAGTCGCAAGGCGTATGGCATGTCAAGTTTTTCGCCAACCGCAATACGCGGGCCGGTGTACCGGACATTTTGGCGTGTATCAACGGCCGTTTCGTCGGTATCGAGCTCAAAGGCCCAAACGGCAAGCCGTCGCCGCTGCAGGTATACCACTGCGGGAAGATAACGGAGAGCGGAGGCATAGCCGTTATCGTCTGGCCAGACGATTTTGCCCAGTTCAAACGGCTCGTGCAACGCTTAAAGGAGAAAGGAGGAAACTGCGATGTTCAAGACCTCATATTCGAGGGTCGGTACCTTCACCCAGTGCCCGCGTAAGTTCGAGCTCAACTATGTCGACGGCCTCGACGTGCCGTTTAACTGCGATGCTGCGAATCCGCTCGTTATCGGTACGATGTTGCACGAGTGCATCGAGGTCGGTGTCGACGAGGCCATCGCGAACTATAAAGCCGCGTACCCCGTCATGACAGATTTTATGGTCAACGAGCTCATGAAGATCCGCGTACTTGGCTCACGTGCCCGCGAGCTCGCATGGGGCATGTTGGACGACGACACAGACCCGGTATTCGAGGTGAAGGTCGAGGACGACAGCGGTTTCGTCGGGTTTATCGATATGCTCATCCCTCGTGGCAAGGGCCTGTGGACGATGCTTGATTTCAAGCATTCAAATAATGTCGACAGGTACCTCGAAAGTGGGCAACTGAGCGTCTACAAATATTTCTACGAGAAGACGCATCCCGGTGAGATCATCCAAGACATGGCCTTCCTGATTGTGCCTAAGACGATGATCAGGCAGAAGAAGACCGAAGACCTCTACCAATTCCGCGAGCGCCTCGCCGCCACGTTGGACGACATGTGGCCTACGCTGTACCGCGTCCAGTATGACCCAGAGAAAGTCGCCGACTTCGCAGTCGGCACTTGCACGATGGCGAATGCCACCGAATTCCCAAAGCATGAGTCGCGCCTATGCGACTGGTGCGATTACAAAGATTTCTGCCTAGGAGGAAATGATATGCTTATCCTGCCCAAGAACGAACGCCGCCATGAGGCTGTCATCACCGAACCTGATATGTGGATCTACGCCGACAGTTACGTCGGCAAGTCGACGTTTGTCGACCACTTCGACGACGTGCTGTTCATCAACACTGACGGCAACACCCAGAATATCACGAGCCCGTTTATCCAGATTGCTGACGAGCTCGTGACCGAAGGCCGAATGAGCCATAAGGTGCTAGCATGGTCGAAGTTCCGCGAGGTCATCGACGAGTTGGAGAAGCATGATAACAGCTTCCACGTCATCGCGCTCGACTTGGTCGAAGACCTGTACGAGCACTGCCGATTCTATGTGTTCGACCAGCTCGGCATCAAGCACGAGAGCGACGGCGGTTACGGCAAGGGCTGGGATATGGTGCGTACCGAGTTCCTCAGCCAGATGAAGCGCCTCAAGTCCCTCGGCTACCGAATCATCTATATCTCCAAGGAGCTCGTCACGGAGATCACGTACGCCAACGGCATGAAGGTCTCGACGTTCAAGCCGAACCTGCCTGACAAGGTCGCGAACGTGCTCGCCGGCACCGTGACCATGACGCTCCGCGCCTATATGGACGAGCGCGGCCATTTCCTCCAGCTCCGCAAGAACGAGAACGTTTTCGGTGGCGGCCGTATCGATTTCAAGCGTGACCGCTGCGACCTCACCGTCGAGGCATTCAATGCCGCACTGCTCGAGGCACAGGGTACGAAGGCCGAGGCCGAAGCCGAGAAGCCGAAGGCATGCAAGAAGGCAGAGCCTAAGCCTGAGGTTGAGGCTGAGACTGAGACCGAGGTCGTCGAGGAGCCTGATGCCACGGAAAAGCCGAAGCGTCGTGTACGTAAGGCCAAGCCTGTCGCCGAGGAGGAGCCGCCGTTCGACACCGAGGAAACAGCAGAGCCCGAGGCTGTCGAGGAGAAGCCGAAGCGCCGCACCCGTAAGCGCCGCGTCGTCGAAGAGTAATTCACCAATTGAAAGGATATACCATGGATTTCAGCAAGTTTGACAAGATGGTCGACATCGACGGCCTCAAGAAGGACATCGCCGACGCAGAGGCCAACGGTGGCGGTGCCAATTTCAATGACGTGCCACACGGCAGCTATGAGGTCGCGATCGACAAGCTCGAGCTCACCGAGACCAAGAAGACCGGCAAGCCGATGGCGTCGTGCTGGATGAAGATTGTGAGCGAAGGCGAGTTCAAGGGCCAGCGCATTTTCATGAACCAGGTCATCACCCAGGGCTTCCAGATCCACATCATGAACGCTTTCCTCCGTTCGCTGCTGCCCGAGGGTTCCGACATCGACGTCGAGTTCACTGGTTACGCAGAGTACAACGACTTGCTGCTCGATATTGCCGAGTATGTCGACGGCAAATTCGAGTACGGCTTGGAGTATGGCGAGAACAGCAAGGGCTTCAACACCTTCCAGATCACTGACATTTTCGAGCTTGACTAGGTGCGGCGATGCTCAATTTCTACGACTTCGAAGTTTTCAAACACGACTGGATGGTCGTAGTCATCAACCCTGTCGCACACGATGAGCGCGTCATCATCAACGATGTCGACGCGCTCACCGCGCTCTATGAAGAGCACAAGCGTGAGATTTGGGTGGGTTACAACAACCTCTATTACGACCAGTTCATTTTCAAAGGAATCTTGTGCGGCTTCGACCCGAAGGCTATCAATGATTTCATCATCGCCGAAGGCCACAAGGGCTGGCAGTATTCGAGTTTGTTGCGCAAGGTTTACATGGTCAATTACGACGTATTCCACCCGCGTACAGACAGGGGCCTTAAGACTCACGAGGCGTACCTCGGCAACGACATCTGCGAGACGACGGTGCCGTTCGACATCGACCGCAAATTGACCGAAGCCGAGATTGCCGAGACCGTGAAATACTGCCGCCACGACGTCGAGCAGACTATCGAGGTATTCATGCAGCGTAAAAGCGAGTTCGACGCACGCATGGACCTGCTCAAAATGTTCGATTTGCCGCTAGTATATCTCGGCAAGACAGATGCACAGCTAACGGCGATCATCTTGGGTGCCGAGAGGCCTGCACGTCCACGCGACGACGAGTTTGACATCGTGCCGCTGCCGTGCCTCGACCTCGGGCCGTATGATTTCATCCGCTCGTGGTACCTCGACCCGGCGAATCAAGATTATTCAGCGACGCTCAATTTCGATATTGCAGGCTGCCCCCACAAGTGCGCATGGGGAGGCTTGCATGGCGCGATTGCCCAGTACGCCGGCGAGGGTTATTTCATCAACGTCGACGTCGAGAGTTATTACCCAGCCGAGATGATCGCGCATGAACTGCTGTCGCGCAATGTGCATGACCCGTCGAAATTCAAGGGCATTCGAGACCACCGCATCGAATTGAAGCACGCGAAGGACCCTCGCCAGAAGGCATTGAAACTCGTCATCAACGGCACATTCGGCGCCAGCAAAGACAAGTTTAATGCACTCTATGACCCGCGGCAGGCAAACATGGTCTGCGTCAACGGCCAGCTCATGCTCATCGACCTCATGCACAAACTCGTTCGCGACGTCGGTGCAGAGATCATCCAGAGCAATACCGACGGTGTGCTCATCCGTATGCCTGACGGTTTCGACGGTGGGCCTGATGCATTTTACGACCGTGTCGATGATGTGGCGTATGAGTGGGAGCACCGCACCGGCATGGGTTTGGAATTCGATGAGTTCACCCGCGTTTACCAGAAGGACGTCAATAACTACGTCCTCGTGGCGGCAGACGGGTCGATGAAGACGAAAGGCGCGTATGTCAAGAAGCTGGGGCCGCTCGACTACGACCTCGCCGTCGTCAACAAGGCACTCGTCGAATTCATGGTGCACGGCGTGCCTGTCGAAGATACGATTGCGGCCGACGATGATCTGATCGATTACCAGCGTGTCGTGAAGGTATCCGGCAAATACAAGTACGGCGTGCATGGGCACGAGCGGCTCACAGATAGGTGCTTCCGAGTATTCGCGTCCACACGTGAGTCGGACGGCATGATTGGCCGGGTCAAGGCCGGCAAGGCCAAGCCGGAGAAGTTCGGCAACACGAGCGAGCACTCGTTTATCGACAACGGCGACGTGCATGGCAAGAAATGTCCGGGATATTTGGATAAGAGTTGGTATATCCAACTCGCGAAAACGCGACTAGCACAGTTTGGGGTGATGTGATGGACCGTCTATTTATCGGTTATGTGAAGCTCAACGGCAAGAAGTGTGCGCAGAAGCTGAAGGACGGCCGATACTTCACATTGGCCCAGGCACGCAAGCTCGACGGTTACGGTGGTGTGCTGGCGCCTGAGACGATTTTCGTCGATGTCGACGACATGGCGCAGAGCGAAAAGCTGATGGACATCATCGAGGCCGAGCAGATTGCATGCAAGGTCGTCGCGACGACTCGTGGCAAGCATTTCTATTTCGTCGGCTATCCTAAAGGCATGAAATGCAAGACGCATGCACGCCTGGCCGTCGGTATTGACGCCGACATCAAAGTCGGCTCGAAAGCCACGTACGGCAGTTTGAAAGTCGACGGCCATGAGCGTGACGTGATCTACGATATCGAGCCGGACGAAGATTACGACGAGCTGCCGTGCTGGCTAAGGCCTGTGCAGTACACACCCGAGTTCGGCGAGATGGAAGAAGGCGACGGCCGCAACCAAGCGTTATTCAACTACATCTTGACGCTGCAGTCGGAGGGTTTCACGAAAGACGAGGCACGCGAGACCCTAGACATCATCAACCGGTATATGTTCGAAAAGCCCATGGAGCAGCAAGAACTGAGCGTCGTCTACCGCGACGACGCTTTCGCCGAAGACGTTTTCTTCCACAAAGGCACGTTCCTATTCGACAAGTTCGCCGAGTACCTCAAGAACGAGCACCGTATCGTCAAGATCGGCCATCAGCTCCATGTATACCGCGACGGCGTCTATATGTCCGGCAATCTGCTCATCGAGAACGCGATGATCCAACATTTGCCTATGTTGTCGAAGGCCAAGCGCAGCGAGGTGCTCAATTACCTCGACGTGCTTATCCAAGACGACGCACCCGCAGCCGATGCCGATTACATCGCTTTCGCCAACGGCGTGTACGACCTCAAGACTGGTGAGCTCATGCCGTTCTCACCGGAGTTCGTGATTACGAACCGCATCCCGTGGGAGTACGACCCGACGATTTGGTCGGAGTTCACCGACAAGACGCTGCGGCGCCTCGCCTGCAGTGACGACGGTATCTACTCATTGCTGGAAGAGGTCATCGGCTACCTGTTCTATCGACGCAATGAGCTCCGTAAGAGTTTCATCTTAGTCGGCGACAAGGCGAATGGCAAGTCGACGTATTTGGACATGCTCAAGACCCTGCTCGGCGACAGCAACACGTCGGCACTTGATTTGGCCGAGCTCGGCGAGAGGTTCAAGACGGCGGAGCTGTTCGGCAAGTTGGCCAACATCGGCGACGACATCGGCGACGAATTCATCGCAAACCCGGCGATTTTCAAAAAGCTCGTGAGCGGTGACCGTGTCAACGCCGAGCGAAAGGGCCAAGACCCGTTCGATTTCTCGAGCTATGCCAAGTTGCTGTTTTCGGCGAATTCGATGCCGCGTATCCGCGACAAGACCGGCGCCGTGCTCGACCGCATCGTGCTCGTGCCTTTCAAGGCGACGTTTTCGAAAGACGACCCAGACTTCGACCCCTATATCAAGTACAAGCTCCACTCGCCCGAGGTTATGAGCCACTTGATCAATATCGGTCTCAAAGGGCTCGAGCGGGTTTTGGCGAACCGCGCATTCACGATGCCCGATGTCGTCGTGAAGGAGATCGAAGACTACCACGTCGCCAACAACCCCGTCCTCGGTTATTTCGAAGACACGCCCGTCGACGAGGTGGTGAACGAGTCGACGGCACTTGTATACGACTACTATATGGCCTGGGCTATCAGGAACAACTTGAAGCCATTGGGCCAAAACGAGTTCACCCGCCAGGCTAACAAACACTATGGCTTGACAAGCAAGACCTGCCGTGTCAACGGCAAACGTGTACGTATTTTCGTGAAGGAGTAAACCATGCCCATCATCATCGAAGGCCCTGACGGCGCCGGCAAGTCCACACTTGCGAAGTCATTGGCCGGAGCACTCGACATGAACATTCTGAAAATGACTGCCAATGGCGGCCAGTCCGCGCGTGAGTATGAGCAGAAGCTTGCATGCGACGGCGTCATCATCGACCGTTGCTGGGTATCTGAGCAAGTGTATTCCGACCTGTTTGGCCGCGAGCCCCGTATCAGCAACGGCGATGCTGAGGCGTTGACGGAGTTTTGCGGGCTCGTCGGTATCCCGATCATCGTGCTTTTGCCGCCGCTCCACGTCGTGATCAGCCGCCTGAACGAACGTGGCGACGAGTACGCCGATGTCGTCTGCCCGAACATCGTCGAAATCTACAAGCGTTACCGAGAGTGGGCCGACGAGCATGATAACGCGATTGTGCTCGAAGACAACAACCCAGCACGCGCTATGGAAGAGGTTTTGAAATGCATGTTGTAGGCAAGTCGATGAACGACATCTACCGCCAACTCTGTGGCAAAATATCGGTACAGGGCCACGAGGCAGCTGGTACCAAGGAGATGCTCAACGGTGGTTTCACGCTGCTCGACATTACAGACAACATCGCGACGGCCCGCACGGGTTACTCACTCTCATATATGTTGGGTGAGCTCGCATGGTATTTCAGCGGCCGCGACGATGTCGAGTTCATCTCGAAGTTCTCGTCATTTTGGAAGCGCATCAGCGACGATGGCGTGACGAACCGGTCTGCGTACGGCGCCATCGTGTTTAACCGTTACGGCTTCGACCAGGTCGCACAGGTCATCGACACGCTCAAGCGCGACCCGTATTCACGACGCGCGATCATCAATTTCAATGTGCCGAACACGAAGCGTTTTGAGACAAAAGACGAGATCTGCACTATCGCGCTTGTGTTCGAGCTCCGCGACGGCAAGCTCGATTGCACCGGCATCATGCGTTCCAACGACGTATGGCTCGGCACGCCCTACGATGTCGTGTTCTTTACAGAACTGCAGAAGCATATCGCGAACGAACTCGGTGTCGGCTACGGCAAGTATACGCATTTCACGGTGTCGCTCCATGCATATGAGAAGGACATCGACCGCGTCCGTGAAGTCTGGTGCTGCAAGCAGGCGGCGCCACGCCTAAAGTTCGACATTGAGAAGTTTTTGGCCCATATCTCGGAGATCGAACACATCGCTATGTCGTCCGACGAGCCGAAACACGACATCGCTGTTTATTGTTTCGATAACGACATCGTCACGGAGGTAAACAATGAAGATTAAGATCAACCGTATCGCAGAGGGAGCCGAAATCAAGCTCCCGGCACGTGCACATTACAACGACGCCGGTGCCGACGTCTACACCACTTTCGGTGAGACCCTGAAGCCGCATGAGACCCGCCGCATCCCGCTGGGCTTCTCGCTCGAGCTGCCTGACGGCGTCATGGCATGTGTGTTTCCCCGATCAGGCATGAGCCTCGAAGGCCTCGTGTGTGAGTTGCCGCCGATCGACTCCGGCTATACCGGTGAGGTGCATGCGATCGTCACCAACTTGACGGACAAGCTTAAGAAGGTCCCCGGCGGCACGCGCATCGGCCAGCTCGTCGTCATGCCGATCGTGTTGGCCGACTTCGTCGAGCAGTTGGGCGAGGAGAGGGGCGACGGTGCTTTCGGATCAACCGGTGAGGCCTAGTAAAGCCGAGTATTATCTCGACATCGCGCTTGCGGTGGCGGCCAGGTCGACGTGCCTGCGCCGCCGCTACGGCGCCGTGATTGTGGCCAACGACGAGATCATCGCGACCGGCTATAACGGCGCCGCCCGCGGGGATATCAACTGCATCGACACAGGTGTATGCCACCGCTGCGGACATGGGCATAACGACGGCGATTATGGCTCATGCCCGGCAGTACACGCCGAGATGAACGCCATGCTGTCGGCCTCACGTTCTGAGATGATCGGCGCGACATTGTACTTGGCTGGTATCGACCTCGAGACAGGCGAGCGCATCCCGCCTGATGAGATCTCACCATGCCCAGTGTGCATGCGCATGATCGGCAATGCCGGTGTCGGCGTCATCACAAGTGCATAGAAATAGAAGAACGTCCCAGACGCTCAATTGCATCTGGGGCGTTCTCCTCACAAAGGAGGAAGGTGCGGTGGCCCAAAACCGCACCTCCTATTTTATCACACGTAATGCTATTAGGCGTTGACCCACTTGAGGGCGTTCTTGATGCAAAGCTGCTTGTTCACATTCTCGAACTCTTTACGGCAGATCAGTTTCCACGCGCCACGATTGGTGGCCTTGAAGCGGCAGTAGTGCACGCAGTTGTCGTCGAGGACGATCTTCACGCGGCGGCCGCAACCGATGATCTCGTATGCCTCATTAAACGGCTGCTTGAAAGCGACACGCTCGAGCTTGACGGCATCATCGAAAGTCTTGGTCATGGTGTTTCCCTTCCTCGTGGTTGACAAGATTATATTACCCGGTAACTACCCGAAAGCACACAGCTATTTTCAAATAAATCAAAAAAGTTTTCGATGAATTTGAAAATAGATATGTACATACGCGTCCCGCGGTGGGATAATGACCTTGTCAACCAGAAGGAGGAGCAAAATGAAGCCCGTTAAGATCACCAAGCAAGACCAGTTCGGTTACGAACGCACGTTCGTTATCCGCCGCGACGAGACTTGCGGCAAGATGTTCCTCGCCGAGATCGACCCAGATTTCGGCTTCGAGTCGTTCTGCGGCGTATACGGCTCCATGGATGCGGCACTCGACCGCATCGAATTGCTCATCAGCTAACTGAAAGGAAACATCATGGCAGAGGTAACGTTCACTGAGAAAGAGCTCGGTTTCATCAACGAGTGCGCGATCGACAAAAAGGGCGTACTGGTCGAGATGCCGGCGAACCCGTTCCCGTCACTTTACCGCAAGGGCGTCATCGCCAAGAAGGGCGACGACCTCACAGTCACGAAGGACTTCCGCGAAATGTTCTGCCTCGCCGACCAGGTCGTGCATATCGACCTCACCAAGGCCGAGGGCGAGCCTGAAGACAGTGGCAAGAAATTCAAGTACGGTGAGACCGGCGACGTGATCATCGAGGACGCGCCTGTGGACTACGCTGGCTTCCGCCAGGCGATCGCCGCCAACCTCCGTGACCGCCGTACGAAGGGTATCGATGAGTTCCAGCTGATCGACAAGGCAGTGCAGGTGTATGACGCCGCGCGTGAGGCCAGGGCAGCCAACGGCGACGAAGGCACCCGCTCTGAGCACACGACCGTCGGCAGCCGCAAGCACTGGCGTTACGACTTGGCTGATACCGTGTCGGCATACTTCGGCGTCGGCATGGAAGTCGACAAGCGTGAGATTGTGTTCACCGGCGACTTGTACATGGCAGGCGCGGCTGAGCTCACGTTCGAGTACCTGTTTAAGATCGGCAACCGCCGTGCACAGCGCTGCTACGACGAGCGCCTGTTCGCAGGCGAGCCCACGGTCGGCGTGTATGCCGAGAAAGCAGCGGAGTTCATGGCCGAAGTCGAGAAGCGCCTACAGCACAAGGGTGCCGAAGTCGAGGTCGACGATGAAGTCGTAGGCGAGGTAGTCGTCGACCTCGACCACACTGAGGAGTAATGACGTGATTACCGATACGAAAGAGATAGCCAAGCGCCTGCGCACCGAAGCCGATTACTGGCGCGACTACCGCAAGGACAATATTATTTTCAATATGCCGAACTATCTGTTTAACGATAGTGTGCTTATGGCCCTCGGTGTTAACGGTATCGACGATATGGATATGCCCGTCTACGAGCTGTTCGACAAGCTGGCAGATATTATCGATCCGCAATCGAGTTAAAGCATTTTGAAAATACTTTCAATTTATCGAAATATCGATGTGCTGAAAGTAGTATAATGACCCTGTCAACCAGAAGGAGGAACAAATGCCTGAGTATATCGTTTTCGTCATGCCGCCGAGTGATGAGGATGCCGAGCCGTTCGACATCCCGGAATGGGAGTTTGACGCGGCCATGGCCACCGCGAATCGTTACCGCGAGCGCGGTTGGAAGGCATGCATCATCGATTACGGCACGCCGTTCGTGCCGTGGCGTGCTGGGCGCCTAGACGGTCCCGATATTCGCGTCATGGCACGCACATGCGACGAGGCCGTCATTCGCGCACGCGCCATCAGCTACGATTGCACCAGTTTCCAGAGGGAGGACTAATCATGCGCGATTTCGTCTACACTGCATTGACGGTCGTGGGGATTGTGGCCACGGCCGTCGCCGCGGCATATGCGTTCGCGGACAGGGGCTATTTCGCCGTAGGCGGCGAGTATGCATTCCTGTCCCTGCCGCTGCTCGGCATGTGCATCGAATATGCAATCAAGGACCGATGAGGAGGGAAGCATCATGCGGATCGGCGATGTGAAGCCGTTCAAATATGTCTATGCAGACGATCGGCAGCAATTCACGAGGCCGCTCGAAGAGGCGGCGGAGTTCTTCGTCGCATGGCATTTCTGGATACAGCGCCGCGACAACCAGAGGTATTCGGCGAAGGCGCGCGACAAGATGCTCGACAAGGCCGCAGATGTGATCCAAGCAGTCGTCAACTGCGTCGCATCGGTCGGCATCGACGACATGTCGGAGCTGATGGGGCGCTGCGAGAAGCGCAACACGAAAAGGGGTAGGTATTGATACAGGTCGAAGTTGTCGTGACGATGGAGCGGAGGCCTGTCACCGTACACGGGCACAGCGGCAGCCTGATCGGGTGGTTCCAACGAGGCGGTTTCCTCGGGAATAACCAGAAGCCCGTCGGGCTCGTCGAGTTCGCGGACGGCACGGTCGGCGAGTACGAGGCGAAGGAGGTGCGTTATGTCGACCACATATAACTGTGTGCATTATGACAGGGACCTCATGCGTTCGTGTATATACGGGCTCGCAATCGGCGACGCCCTCGGTGTGCCATATGAGTTCTGTGAGCGTGGCACGTTCGAATGCACGGGCATGGTGGGTGACGGCACGCATAGGCAATATGCCGGCACGTGGTCCGATGATACGTCGATGACCCTATGCATATGCTCGAGCATCAAGCGGCTCGCGTATATCGATGTGGCAGACATCGCCAGCAGGTTCCGCCGGTGGCTGGAGCTCGGCGATTTCACATGCGATGGGCACGCGTTCGATGTCGGCGTGACATGCAAGAGGGCGATCTCGACCGGTGTACCAGGGGAGTCATATGACGAGTGCGGCAACGGCTCGCTCATGAGGACGGCGCCGCTCGCCATGCTCGACCCCGTCGAACCCTACGATATACGTGAGGTCTCGGCAATCACCCATGCGCACCCAGTGGCCGAGTGGTCATGCGTCGCGCTGTGCGACATATTGCGGACTATCCGCAATGTCGGCACGCCGGCGAAGGGCGACCTCTGGCACAGATACGGGTATATCGCATCGAGACCAGTCGAGGCAGTCAAAAGCGACGGCTACTGCGAGCACACGCTCGAGGCTGCGCTCTGGTGTTTCTTGAACACGCATTCATATGCCGATTGCGTGCTTGCCGCCGTCAACCTAGGCGGTGACACCGATACGACAGCGGCCGTAGCCGGTGCTATCGCCGGTGTGTATTACCGCTTCGAGGCCATCCCGCCGAAGTGGGTCGGCCAGCTGCGTGGCAAGGCAGTTATTGACCAGTGTATTTAGAAAGGCGATAAATGATGATTGACGGGTATCTGTTGAACATGCGTGTGTTCAATAATGTGAGTGACAGCAAGGGGCAGGCGCTCAAGCCGCTCGAGGAGGCAGCCGAGATCTTCGGTGCGTGGCAGGCGCACTACAATATGCGCTTTGTCTCGCGGGGTGCGTGCGGGATGCTTCGCAGGAATCTTATCGACGAATGCGTGGACACCGTGCAGGCGGCAGCGAACATGCTGGCCGCCGTCAGCGCAACACAAGGTGAGGTCGACGCCGCCATCAAGCGTATGGACGAGCGCAACGGGGACCGAGGCAGGCTCTGAGAAATGGAGGAAGAAATGGCTGTCGAACTGCCCAAAGACGCGGAGGGCCGTGAGATTCCGCTTGATACCGAGATTCTGTACGACGAAAACGGGAACGAGTACGAAGTTTACTATTACAAATACTCAGTGCGTCGAACCATCCCGCGACGTGAGTGGCAGGTGGTGATAATGGACTACATTGTACACGATGTCTCAGATCTCTACCTCACCCCACCAGACAGTTGGGAGAAGCTAGACGAAGACCTGCAAGCAGTCGAGGTTTGTAGAGATTCCCCTGAACTCGAAGACCCCGTGTGTGCCTATGCACACAATATCGGTAAGAAGTGCGCCGAATGCAAGCTCTACGCAGGGGATTGCATGGTCAATATGTGTAAGGACATCGTGTCACGTATCCACAAGCTGAGGGGTGAAGGCAAATGACGACTATGAAACCATGCCCGAAGTGCCATTCGACCGAGCACCTGCGCATCGAGATAATCGATGATCACTCGACTGCCACTCGGTCCGTCAAAGTTGGGTGTATGGAGTGCCACACCTTCGCGCAGATCGATTATGTGTTCACAGGTTCGTTTGCTAACGAGCGCAAGCCTGACGACGTGCAGTTGACATGTGAGGGCATCGAGCGATGGAACGAGCATTGCGACGACTGGGAAGGGATATTTAACCATGAGTGAGATCAAGTTGAAGCCGATACTATCGCCATCTATCGAACTGTGGAAATCCGACAGCCCTGCCGCGAAGACCACGAACGCCATCGTGGCAAACGTGATGGCTGGTTTCAAGGAGTCCCTCGTGCCCGTAGTGCGCTGCGTGAAACGCGAAGCGACGGCAATCGGGTATACGCCTGACAGCGACAGCGTCATGTGCCGGCGTATCGACAATGACGGGCGTGCAAGTATCAAGTGCCCCAACTGCGGCAAGCAGATCGATTTCCATGCCGGGCACATCAACAACGGCCGTGTGTTCGTCTGCGAGAAGGGCAAGCCGCTCATGCGCGAGGTCAGGTATCACTGCCGGCACTGCGACTCGACTATCATTTTCCTCAAGAAATGCGAACTGGAAGAAGTTAATCATGATCGATAACGAGCCGGCGAGCGGCTACAACCTGCCTCCTGGGTGTTTCGATAAAGACATCGAGCGCGAGTTCGGTGGTGAGCGTCGCTATTGCAGCGAGTGCAAGCACTGCCTCGTATCAGACGAACTCGACTGCTGCGTCTGCGAGGTAGACCTGGTCGATGCGATCGCGAAACTCCAGGGTGCGCAGCGCCGGTCGCCAAAATATATCCTCGCGGCGGTCGAGGACGCAACTACGAACGAAGGCAACTGCTGCGCCGATTTTGAGGAGTGACGATTGCTGTAAGTGGGAGGAGGAATAATGACTAACTATGAGCGTCGCCGATTGGTCGCTGACGCCGTACGCCGCGAAGTAGCGTATCGCCCAAGCGGCACGATGTCCGAATGGTGGTGCAGGCTGCATGAAATGGTAACTGGAGTTGACGATTACCCTAACCCGAGGGAGACGCTTTTGGCATTGGCGGATTTAATCGAACCGGAACCGGAGCGCACGTGCCAAATGATCGACAACGGTGCCGAGCTCTGCTGCTCTGAGTGCGATTGCAGACACTCCTACGATGACGAGCCCAAGTTTTGTATGGGCTGTGGCGCAAGGGTAGTGGAGTAGATGTAAAAACATGCCTAGAAATGATTCTAGTATACGTAGAAGGCGCTATTTTGCCCAGGCACGTATGCTTGCAGGGCCCCGAGGCAGATATTCGCCTCGGGGCATTTTTTCATATCTCGTGATCAAAATTGGCACTTTTCGATTTATCTGCGTGGTTGACAGGTAGTAGACGGCGAAATGCGACGTAGACGCATGCGGGAGGCCGCTCGGCACAACTTACCGTCACACATGCTGTCACACTGCTTTTGGGCCAGTGTGACAGGTAGTAGGCGTCAAAACACGACGTAGATTGATTGTTGGGTACCCAAGTGTCACACTGGCAAACAGCAGGCCGCCCCTATATTAGATATTTTCTATAGGTATCTTTAGTATACATATATTTTCAAAATATAGGGGTATAGGGGAGTGTGTCAGTGTGACAGTGTGACAGGTAGTTGCAAATACATGCATTTACATCGCGTTTTGTCGATACTACCTGTCACACGGTGCAGATAAATCGAAAAAAGCGGTGTGACATCAGTGTGACAGCAGTGTGACAGGTAGTAGAGGGCATATATGTTGACCTCGATTAACTCATTAAAGCGTTTCAATTTTGTGAGGTGGGTATACTGTGTATATGCGGTATACACAGTTGCGTAAACCGAAACGCCGCCGATACCTCAGCTGTGCATACCGCATATACACAGTATACACACTATGCACAGCCGAAAGGCTATTCAAATGCCCGCCAATAGGCTTCGAAGCCCGATTGGCATATCGTGGATCATCGGAAACGATTGCAGATCGCCGTTAATCGCCGTACAATATATTTCGATGGAGATGAGGAGGGATATTTTGCCTTATATCAAATTCAACAATGCGATACAGCGCAAGCGATACTGGCTCGGGGAAGACGGCATCGAGCTGATCAATGATTGGAGGCGCCGAGGGCTATCGGTGAAGGCGATCGCCGAGGACAAGATCGGCATCGCGCATACCACGCTCATGAAATGGCGCCAGCAGTCGCCTGAGCTGGATAAGGCGCTCACCATCACGGAAGACCTCGTAGACGGCCAGGTGGAAGGCGCATTGCTCAGGCGTGCGCTGGGGTACGACTATTTCGAAGAGACATGGACGCTCGACCCCGATACAGGCCGGGAAGTGTTGACCAGGAAGGTCAAGAAGCACGTGCCGGCAGACGTGAAGGCCATCGCCATGTGGCTGTTCAACCGACGCGGTGACGCCTGGCGTTCGATGCAGCCCCAGTTGCCTGCCGACGACGGCGACATCATCGACGTGAAGAACGTGCTCGTGCAGATCGAGGAGGCGGCTGATGGAGATAAGGCTGACGCGTAAGCAGGCTGAATATGTGCGCGAGGCGCACCACCGTTGGAACCTCGCAACTGGTGCCGTGCGCTCCGGCAAGAGCCACCTGGCAGTGCAGTACACGATCCCAGACCGATTGATCAAGTTACGTGGCAAGAAAGGCCTGGCGTTGATCTTAGGCGCCACGAAGGAGAACATCGAGCGCAATGTCCTGACACCCATGCGTGACATGTGGGGCGACAAGTTCGTAGGCGACATCAACGCCCGCAACTGGTGCGAGGTCTTCGGTGAACGCGTGTACTGCATCGGTGCCGAGAACGCAGGCCAGGTATCGAAGCTCCGAGGCTCAGAGGTCAAGTTCGCCTATTGCGACGAGATCTGCGACATCCACCCCGACGTATTCGAGATGCTCAAGAGCCGCCTGAGCCTGCCGTACAGCGAGTGCCACGGCGCTTGCAACCCGGCGGGACCGACACACTGGCTCAAGCAGTTCATCGACAAGGGCGAGGCGGACCCCGGCATCGACATGTTCGTGCAGAGGTACACGATCGACGACAACCCGTTTTTGCCGCCGGCCTATGTCGCAGGCCTCAAGGCCGAGTACCGTGGCACCGTGTACTACGACCGGTACATCAGGGGCTTGTGGGCTAAGGCCGAAGGCCTCGTGTACCCGAACTGGAAGGACGCACAGGAACCCACATGGTCGCCGGCGGAGCCTGAAGACGTACGCGGATACTGCGTGAGCGTCGACTACGGAACACAGAACCCATTCCATGCCATCAAGTGGATGCTCGACCCTGCCGGTACCTGGCATGCGGTCGGTGAGTACCGCTATTCTGGTCGCGAGGAAGGCAGGCAGAAGACAGACCCCGATTATGTCGACGACCTTGTCGTGTTCACGAACGACGCACCCGAGGACGCAGAAGTCGAGGTCATAGTCGACCCCAGCGCGTCGTCGTTCATCGCGCAGCTGCGAAAGCGCGGCGGGTTCAAGGTGAGGAAGGCCGACAACGATGTCGGGGACGGCGTGCGCGACACGGCATCGGCGATGCAGTTGGGGCAGGTCAAGATCGGCGACACCCTCACAGAATTGGCGCGTGAGTTCACCGGCTATGTATGGGATGATAAGGCCGACCAAGACAAGCCGGTCAAGGTCGACGACCACGGCATGGATGCGCTGAGGTATTTCGTGAAGACGAAGCGCGTATACAAGCCACGTGACATGGTATACGAGTCGCCGTTCATGGGCGGCGCAGACGAGGGGCCTAGGAGGTTCACACTATGAGATGGGACGAGGTACGCGACGACAAGTCGCGCATGCTCACGTACCAAGATTTCGTGGAGGCTGGCGACGCCAACCGCGAGGGCTTCGTATTGGAGGCGATCGAGCGGCATAAGTCTGGCAAGGCGTACCGCATGGCACGCATGGCCGATGCGTATGACCGCCAGGAGAACACGACCATCAACATGTATGTGCAGAAGGTCTTCGACATCACCGGGTCCAAGCTCGTGGACTTCACCGCGAGCAACAACAAGATCGCAAGCAATTTCTTCCACCGCCTCAACACCCAGCGCACGATGTATTCCCTGGGGCAGGGCGTGTCGTTCATCGATGTCGACGAGGTGGGCAAGAAGGACGAGACAAAGGAGAAGCTCGGCAAGCATTTCGACCACGACCTGCGCACGCTCGCATACGATGCGCTCATCCACGGCGTGTGCTTCGGTTTCTGGAACCTCAACCGCATGTTCGTCTTCCCGCTGACCGAGTTCGTGCCCCTTTGGGACGAATACGACGGCACACTCAAGGCCGGTATCCGCTTCTGGCGTATCGATAGCTCGCGCCCTATGCAGGTCGTGCTTTACGAGGCCGATGGCTACACCCGCTACCAGAGCCGCCAGGATGCGAACGGCGTCACGAACGAACGCCTCGAGGCCGTCGAGGAGAAGCGGCCCTATATTGAGAAGACGAGCTACACGCCGGCCGACGGTATCGAGCAGGTTATCGGCGGCGAGAACTATTCGGCATTGCCCGTGGTGCCGATGTGGGGCTCGAAGCTCCACCAGTCGACGTTGGTGGGCATGCGCCAGGCGATCGATAGCTACGACCTCATCCGCAGCGGCTTCGCGAACGACCTCACCGACTGCGCGCAGATCTATTGGCTCGTGTCGAATGCGGGCGGCATGAGCGACAAGGACCTGCAGAAATTCCTCGACCGCCTGAAGATCAACCATGTCGCGCTCGTCGATTCCGACGACGGCGGCAATGCGCAGGCGTATACCCAGGAGATCCCGTACGCCGCACGCCAGGCGTACCTGCAGTCGATCCGCGACGGCATCTACGAGGACTTCGGCGCGCTGGACGTGCACACCGTAGCTGCAGGCGCGACCAACGACCACATCGACGCGGCATATCAGCCTATGGACGAGGAGGCGAGCGATTTCGAATACCAAGTCTCAGAGTTCGTGCAGCAGCTGCTCGCCCTCATGGGTATCGACGACGCACCGGTGTTCAAGCGCACCCGCATCAGCAACCAGAAAGAGCAGGTCGACATGGTCATGAGCGAGGCACAGTACATCGACCATGAGACGGTTTTGCGTAAGTTGCCGAATATCTCGCCCAGCGAGGTGCCGGCGATCATGCAGAGACTCGAAGACGAGGACCAGGACCGTATGGGCAACTTGATGGGCGCGGCCGCTATCTCAGCTGGCGTGCCGCAGGGCGTAATGGGCGATAATGCCACTGCGGCTACCGATCCGATGGGTGACAATGACGACGAGGAATGATTGCAAACGGATCCTGCAGGCGATCGAGAGGAAGCGTGATATCTTTCGTTTGATGCAGAAAGGTATCGTGTTCGACCCGATAACCGGCGAGGTATATGAAGGTGAAGGGATAAGCGATGGCAGAGTGTCAGGCACCGTTCGGGATGTCGGACGACAGGCGTAGCTATCAACTCGAGAATGGCAAATGGCGTGTGGAAAATTACACGCCGAAAGATAGTGCAGGCAAGAAATTCGCGGTTGAAGTGGCGAAGTCGCAGGCTGAGGCACAGGCTAAATTGCTTGAGAAGCAGGCGCAGGAGCTACAGGAGAAGTTGCAGCTCATCTACACCGATGCGATCGACGGCATGACAGCACGCATCGAGGCATCGCTTAAGGAGTTCGCGGACGATGATGTGAAATGGCAAGCCGATGTCGCCGCAGGTAAGAAAGATGCGAAGGCGTACAGAGCTTGGCGTAAGGACCAGGCGTTGCACAACGACCAGCTCAAAGCCCTCAAGAAAGCATTGACACAGGACCTCACTGCCGCAGATAAGACGGCCATGGCATATATCAACCAGGTGCCGGCAGGCGTGTATGCTGAAGGCATGAACTTCGCGACATATGAGATCGAGCACGGCGCGAAGGCGAACACGTCGTTCACGCTGTATAACAAGAACACCGTCATGGAGCTCGTCGCGAACGAGCCCGACCTGCTCCCGCAGGCTGCATTTGATAAGGCGAAAGATAAGGCATGGAACAGTCGCCACGTCACGTCCGCGGTGACGCAGGCTGTGCTGCAGGGCAAGACGGTCCCGCAGCTCGCCGCATCGATCGCGGGCATCGCCGCTATGGACCAGCGGGCTGCGATGAAGGCGGCGCGCACCGCCATCACGAGTGCGCACTCGCTCGGCAAGCTCAAGGGATACGAGCGCGCCGCCGGTATGGGTATCGATGTCAAGAAACAATGGCTCGCGGCGCTCGACTCGCGCACACGCAGCAGCCACCGCCACCTAGACGGCGAGGTAGTCAAACTCGATGCGGAATTCAGCAACGGGCTGAAGTACCCCGGTGACCCAGATGGTCCCGCTTCTGAGGTCTATAATTGCCGCTGCACGCTCGTGCCAGTTATCGGTGATGTGGAGTACGACGATGTCGAGCGTGCCAACAAACTCGGTGGTATGAGTTATGAGGAGTGGAAGAACGAGCATAAGCCCAAGCGGACAGGAACACACAAGTTTTCCAAAAATATCAAGTGGATTCAAGGCAATGCTGACCTGGAGATAACAGAAGACCCGAGCGACATGTCATGGATAAACGAGGCTGCTAGGAGCAAGTGGGAACAGGATACCGAGAAGGTGAAGACGTACAGCGATTTCGAAAGCTACCTTGGAAATCGCGGTATTGAGTTGGATACTACGTCTGAGACGCTGAAGACAAAGTTTTATGATCGTGACATGCCGAAGGTAGTTAAAAAGCAGGCTGATCAGATAATGGCCGCACTCGACAACTACGATGAGATAGGCGGTGTACGCGGCATAAAGAAGTTACATCTCTATGATGACTCGGACAACGTTACAGGCCAGGCCGCCTATTACTATCGCGCCATTGGTGAGGCACCGTTCGACAACGAAGAGGAAATTTATTTCAAGAATAGCAACCTCCGCATGCATCACATCATGCATGAATTCGCGCATGCTTATGCAGACGGCATTAAGCCAAAGGGGCATGATGTCGTGACGTGGTCGGCTAAACTCAATTCGGAGGCGAGGCTTGACGAGTCGCGAGGTGCTTATTTCGGGGCAGCTTCCGATGTGCTTGAGGCCGAGCGTTTTGCAGATGCTATCGCCGGTGCATTTGTGACGAACAACCCGGAGAATCGTGCGATGCTCCAGGCATTCCTAAAGCGGGTTGCCGATGTTATAGAAGAGATGATCTAACATGGCTAGTGGTGTATCGGTGAAGCAAGACAACACCGAGCAAGTTATCGACGGTATCGATTCGGCTATCGGCGTAGCGCTCGAGAAGATCGGGCTTTTGGCTGAGAATTACGCTGAGAAGAAATGTCCGGTCGATACCGGTAACCTGCGTGGCTCGATCACATACGAGGTGGATACCGACGGCAACGCAGTGTACATCGGCACGAATGTCGAATATGCGCCGTACGTCGAGCTCGGCACTTCGCGCCAGAAGGCACAGCCTTTCCTGAGGCCCGCTGCTTCCGAGCACGGCGCACAATACCGCCAAGTGTTGAAAAAAGCACTTGGCGGCAACAGTTAACCTGGTATTATTCATATTAAATGCGCGAAGCAATGCGCTACACAGTATGGGGCCGAAGTACGCGCCCCAGAGTCCGAAGGAATGGAGCGAACACCATGGCACTTACCCGCAAACTCCTCCGATCTATGGGGATCGAAGACGAGAAGATCGACCAGATCATCGACGCACACACCGAGACCGTCAATGCGCTGAAGGACGAGCGCGACGAGCTCAAGGATGCTGCGGACCGACTGAAGAAGGCCGAGGCAGAGCTCGAGGAGCTCAAGGCCAAGCCGGCAGACGGTTTCAAAGAGAAGTTCGAGAAGGAGCACGCCGATTTCGAGGCGTTTAAGGCGGATACCGCTAAGGCTGCCGCCAACCGTGAGAAGAAATCGCTGTACCGCAAACTGCTCACCGATGCGGGCGTCGACCCCAAGCGTATGGATGCCGTGATGCGTGTCGCCGACCTATCCGAAATCGTGGTCGAGGACGGCGCCATCAAGGACGCCGACAAGGTCACCGAGAAGGTCAAAGGCGAGTGGTCGGATTTCATCCCGGCCACGAATACGAAGCCCGCGAAAGTCGACACGCCGCCTGCTGGTGGTGGCGACGGCGCGGCAGAACCGAAGTCGCTGGGTGACGCCTTGCGACAGAAGTACACCAAGCAGAACACTGATTAAAGGAGGCAATTATGCCTATCACCCTCGCAGAGGCCAAGGTCGGCATGGCCGACAAGGTCGACCAGCAGATCGTCGACATGTTCCGTCGATCCTCCCTGCTTCTCGACCGCCTCACTTTCGACAACGCCATCTCCCCCGGTACCGGTGGCTCCACGCTCGTCTATGGCTACACCCAGCTGAAGACGCCTTCTACTGCCGCCGTCCGTGCGATCAACTCCGAGTACACGGCAAATGAGGCCAAGCGTGAGAAGAAGACCACGCAGGCCATCATCATGGGTGGCGCCTTCGAGGTCGACCGTGTCATTCAGGACACTTCCGGCGCCATCGATGAGCTTGTGTTCCAGGCAGACGAGAAGATCAAGGCCACTGCCAACTTCTTCACGAATTGCGTGATCAACGGCACCGCGGCCGGTACCGCTGCACCCGGTAAGACTACCGGCACTTTCGACGGCCTCAACAAGTTGCTCGCCAATTCTTCCACTGAGTACACCGCCACTGCGGATCTGTCTACTAGCGAGAATGTGACGGCCAACTACAACCAGTTCCTCGACGAGCTCGATGAGTTCATCTCCGGCCTCGACGGCATGCCCGATATGCTGCTCATGAACCGCAAGATGCTCTCCAAGCTCCGCGGTATCGCCCGCCGTGCCGGTTATTATGATGTCAGTAAGGATGATTTCGGCCGCGGCGTCGAGATGTATAACGGCATTGCGCTCATGGACGCCGGCGAGTTCTATGACGGCACCAAGACCGTCGACATCGTCGCCGACACTGCTGCCGGCGCTAGCGCCTTCGGCACTTCCGACATCTATGCCGTCAAGTTCGGCCTCGACGCCTTCCACGGCATCTCCCCGACCGGCACCAAGGTCATCACGTCCTACATGCCCGACCTCACCCTCCCGGGTGCAGTCAAGAAGGGCGAGGTTGAGCTCGTCGCCGGCGTCGCCCTCAAGAACACGCTGAAGGCCGGCCACATGAAGGGCATCATCACCGCACCAAAGACTGCCTAAGGAGTCGATATGCTGGAGGAGTTGCTCGCCGAGATCCACAATTGGTTTGAGTGCGATTACCTCGCAGGTGAGCTCACCGTCATGGACGGCGAGCTCACCCTCCCGCATGACTTCGTCAAGAAGGGCCAGTATTACCGCATCGTCGGCAGTGTTTTCAATGACGGCCTGCACCAGTACCCGACATCAGACCTCACCGATGAGGTATTCGACGGCGAGGTGTGGGCGTTGGCCGTGCCGAAGGCAATCATCGACATTGCGGCTGAGGTCGAGGCGTGGTGTAAAGCCCACCCCGATTCCGTGTACACATCAGAGTCGTTCGGCGGGTATTCGTACACGAAGGCCACCGCTTCCGACGGCACGCCGATGCGATGGCAAGACGCATTTCGCCGACGTCTCAACCGTTGGAGGAAGCTGCCATGAGTTTGATCGACGCGTTTAAAGAGCCTTGTGTCGTGATGAACAAGGCGAAGGTGTCTGATGGCGAAGGCGGTTTCACGACTGCCTGGCAGGAAGGCGCCGAATTCGATGCGGCTATTGTGAAGGATACGAGCCTCGAGGCACGCATTGCCGAGAAGGACGGCCTCACGAACACGTATACCGTCACCACATCGGCGAACGCCACACTCGAGTTCCACGACGTCTTTAAACGTAAGTCAGACGGGCAGGTGTTTCGCGTCACTTCGAACGGTGACGACAAGCGCACGCCGCCTGTCGCGTCGTTCGAGTTCGAGCAAGTGAGCGCCGAGGAATGGAGCCTATCATGACGCCTGCAGCTGCGGTCTACGGTTTCATGGCCGGTTTCGGTATCCCGGCGTATGCGGCGACTTCCGTACCCGATGAGGCGGAGTTCCCATACATCACGTATGAGCTCGCAACCGATGATTTCTGGGGCGGCGAAGTCGCATCGGCCATGGACATCTGGTATCGTGGCGACTCCGAGGCCGAGCCGAACGCAAAAGCGCGTGAAGTCTCAAAGGCACTTATCGGCTGCAAGTGTATCCCATGTGACGGCGGCGGTGTCATACTCAAAAAGGGCTCGCCGTTCTGCCAGAGCATGGGCGATACTGCCGACGATAAGATCAAGCGCCGCCATGTTAATGTGACGGCAGAGTTTATCACCTCATTTTGAGAGGACAAGTTAAATGGCTAAGTTCACACAGATCCCAACGGATACTTTCAAGAAGCTCCAGCTCAATGCCGGTATCCTCACTACTGAGTTCGACCCGGCGGCCGGCAAGCTCACTGCATCCAATATCATCGGCGCGACGAGCGGCGGCGTGTCGTTCGAGGCCACGCCGTCATTTAGCGATTTCGGCGAGGACATCGATAACTGCCCGAAGAACACGAAAGAGCTCAAGAAGCTCGACAGCTGGGACGCCAAGATGTCTGGCTCGTTCGTTACGATGGATACGAATGTCGCGACGTCTGTCATTGGCACAGCTGCCGTCGCGGGCGACGACCCGACCAAGGTCGTGCCTCGCAACTCTGTCGACGTTAAAGATTTCAAAAATATCTGGTGGGTCGGCGATTACTCCGATGTCAATGACGACGGTTCGTCTACCGGCAAGGCCGGTTTCATCGCGATCAAGCTCATCAATGCATTGTCGACCGGTGGTTTCAAAATTCAGTCTGGCGATAAGGCGAAGGGCACGTTTGAGTTCGAGTACACTGGCCACTACAGCAATGATAACATCGACACCGTACCGTTTGAAATCTACATTAAGGCTGGTTCGGCCGATGCGTAAGCATTACATGAAGGAGGAAAAGTAAATGAAACTCAGTGACATCAAGGGTGACCGCGTCCTCGACGTCATCGCAGATATCATCGAACCCATCGCAAACATGGTGCAGGACAAGGACGTCGCTGCGATGTTCAAGCGCGAGGCCGTGCCGGAGGGCATGGAGGCGCGTGATTTCTTCGCGAAGCGCATGTGCAAGGGGCTGCCTGTTTTGCTCAAAAGCCATAAGGCAGACATCATCGCCATCATGGCGGCAATTGAGGGCGTGACCCCTGAGCAGTATGCGGAGTCACTTGATTTCCCCAAGTTGTTTACCGATGTCATGGAACTCGTGACTGACGGTGCGTTCCTCGATTTTTTATCATTGTCGGAGACGGGGAAGGGCGCAGATGCGCCTGGCGCTGCCTCGGCGACTTTCGAGGTCCTCTAAGGGCAGACGCATTCGTCAAGTTTACGCTGGCCCGCTATAGGAGAGAACGGGACGAGATGGCGTTTAAGGTATACGTCACCGACTCCCTATACCTCATGGGCCAGCAGAAGTTTATCGGTCGCCGATGGTACGACCAAGTCCGGCCCAAGGTATATGAAGACATCGACGCCGCCGCAGTCGTGGCGGACGTCACGAAAAGGGCGGGATTGGTGGTCGTATGAATCTACTCGACCTCGCCGTCAAGATCACATGCGACGACCAGGCATCCGGCGAGGTCGACAAGATCAGCGACGGCATCAAGAACAAACTGGGTGCCGCCGCTAAAGCCGGCGTTGCGGCCGCTGCGGCAGTCGGTACTGCGACGGTCGCAATCGGTAAGACTGCACTCGACGCATATTCGAATTACGAGCAGCTCGTCGGCGGTATCGATACCCTGTTCAAAACCTCGTCAGGCAAGATGCAGCAGTACGCTGCAAATGCCTACCAGACGGCCGGCGTCTCAGCCAACCGCTATATGGAGATCTCGACGAGCTTCGCGGCGGCGTTGATCAGCTCACTCGGTGGCAACACCGAGGCCGCGGCCGATATGGCCAACACCGCCATCACGGACATGAGCGACAACGCCAACAAGATGGGCACGTCGCTCGAGACTGTCCAGGAAGCATATATGTCGCTGTCGCGCGGTAACTACGAGATGCTCGACTCCTTAAAACTCGGCTACGGCGGCACTAAATCAGAGTTGGAGCGCCTGCTCTCAGACGCCGAGAAGTTCTCGGCGGCGCAAGGCAAAGTGCGCGATTTCTCGGTCGACTCATATTCCGACATCGTCGAGGCCATCCATATCGTGCAAGACGAGATGGGCATCACCGGCACGACGGCAGAAGAGGCAGCGACTACCATCGAGGGCTCCGTCAACATGGCGAAGGCTGCATGGGATAACTGGCTCGCAGGCCTCGGCAATGAAGACGCTGACATGGAAGGCTTGACCGATCAGCTCGTCCAGTCTGTCGTCATCGCGGGCGAGAACATCATCCCGAGGGTCGGCCAGATCATGACGACCTTCGGCCAGACAGTTGCAGATTACGCACCGGGTGTCGGCCTCTACCTCAGCAACGCGCTCATCAATGTCCTGCCTGAAGCCGTGCAAGGGCCGATGCGTGATGCATTCGCAGGCGTCGACAAAGTCGTCGGCAAACTCGAAAGCGTATTCAACGACAATTTGAAGCCTGCGGCAGATGCCGCTGACAGCGTTTTCAGTGCGATCAGCTCTGGTGTCAAGACTTTCGGCGATTCCGTCAATGAGTTAGTGCTCCCCGCGATCGACACACTGTCGCCTGCTTTCAACAATTTCTTCACGGCTATTCAATATGCACAACCGCTACTCGAGTTCATCGCTAACCTCTTCGGTGTCGCGTTGGCGGCGGCGATCAGTACGGCCATCAATCTGTTTGCAGCTATCACCGAGGTTGCAGCGTTTGTAATCACTGGTTTCCAGCAGCTGTATGAGGACATCTCAGGTTTCGTTACCGGTGTCGTGCAATTCTTCACGGTCGATTTGCCGAATGCAATCAACGCATTGGTGCAATGGTTTGCGCAGTTGCCTGGCAATATCGCTATGTTCCTGTCGACGGTCATCGCGAATGTCGCCTCATGGGTCGCCAATATGGCGATGAACGCGGTAAACGCCGGCTCGCAGTTCGTGTCAAATGTGGGCAATTTCTTCACGCAGCTGCCAGGTAATATCCTCGGTTTCCTCAATTCAGTGATCACGAACGTACTGACTTGGGTGTCGCAGATGGGGCAGCAGGCCGCAAACGCCGCCACCACTTTCGCGAATAACCTCATCAACGGCCTCGAGTCTATACCCAGCCAGGTGGCATCTATTGGTGGAAACATCGTGCAGGGCTTAGTGAACGGTGTCACCGATGCTGCCGGCAAGTTGACCGATGCCGTTAAGGGTGCTGTCGGCGATGCCATCGAAGGCGCAAAAAACC